CCATAACTTATCATTTTGTTTTCTCCTTTAACTGTGACTTTAAACTTTCTTTCTCTCACTAAAACATTAAGTAAGTGATGAGTTACCTCTTCTCCGAAAAGGTAATCAGCAACTACTTTTGTTATAGCCACAGGTAATCTATCTGTGGCTGATGAAAGATCGAAACACCAACTTTTATTTCCATCTTTAATCATTGACCGTATTTTCTTACTACCTTTGTACTGATTATAAGTACAATCTCCTTCTAAATTAGAAAGTAAATTGAACAGATAATTAGCAAAAGGTTTAAGTACTCTTTGCGAAAAGTAGTCTCCAATAGCTACTACTCTGGTCTTGCCATAGTAGTCGGCTATAGGGGATAATCTAGACGTATAAGATACTTTAAGTTTTGTCATTTTCTTAATTTGGTTTAATCATTCCAAATTATTCTGTCTTATCTTGGATAAACTAATTGGATACTTACTAGTATCTAAATAGTTTTCCAATCATAAAATAGAATCTAACAAATCTTTATTTTCCTCTTTTTCCAGAGCAATCTGGTCAAAAGGGATAGAAAGAATTGCTGGATTAAAATTGACTCCACTTTTTAAGGAAAACACAGGTTCCAATGCACGTAGTTCCTTCTGGATATTTCTATCCTTTGGGAAACCTATTCTGTACAATATCGCTTTAAATCTTTCAGGAATGAACCACTGGTTATTAAGTTTAGCCGGTGGTCCAAGTATTCCTTCTAGATTTATACGATGGGGTAAGTTTAGGTTACGCGCTTTGGAGGTCATGGTTAGCAGACACTGTTTTACAGTGACCGATTGGGCTTGGGCCTCGCTGACAACGTTTGAAATTCAGGACAAGGATCTTTTGGATCTCTGGCTCTTTAAATCCAAACGTAACATTTGACAATCTTTTCCTGTCATTAGACAGCGAGATATTGTCTTATGCACGTCTACGAGACATTCAACCTTCGCTCTTCTCGAAGTCTTCTGGCACATCCAGATTATGTCTAGATGTAATCCAAAGTTCTTGATTAGACGAATGGAAGAACCAGGCAAATGTAGAACATTTAAATAAAATTTGAGTTCCGTGGAACAAGGCGAGAAATTTTTAGATTTCTCACTTACCCATGGAAGCTTTAAAGACTTAGGAATGTTAAGGAATTCGTTTTTCGAGAGATATCTCTTCTTTAAAGGCCTTTGGCCAGAGATATCGGTATGTCTATTGAGAGACATACTTCTCTTAACCTTCTTGTCAAAGGTTTTTGATAATATAGAGTAATTAAAAGAACTCTTTGTTATCAAAAGGGAGAAATGACTGGTCACATGACCATTAATTCAAGAATTTAAAGCTTGGATTTTTGTGTCAAATTTCA